GTGCGACGCTTCGGTCCACTGCTCATCGAGGTGCTCGCTCCGTGACAGTGAACGTCGACCTGCGTGGCTTCGATGATGCTGAGCATCGGTTCCGTGTCCTGGCTGTATGGCTACAGGAGGCGGCATCGAAGGCATTCCGTGGCATGATCGCATCGATGACAGGTCAGAAGTCTGGTCGCATCTATAAGATCGGCAAGAACAGGACGCATCAGGCATCTGCGCCAGGACAAGCACCAGCCGTCCTGACAGGACAATTGCGGTCATCGATTACAATCAACCGCGTGACCGATTACGAATACGTAGTGAGCATCGCGGCGCCTTATGGTCGCATTCTCGAGTTTGCAATGAACCGACCATTCGCCATTCCTGCGTCCGAGAAAGCATGGGCGAGTTTCACCAGCGTGGTGAGGAGATACTTCAATGGTTGAGTCTTTGGTCGTGGATGAATGGATTTACGACACGCTCAGCGGTGATTCGACGCTACAGGGTCTCCTGGCTGTCGACAATCGCGCTCCAAACTATCAGCAGGGAATCTATTTGTATCTCGCTCCTGAGAAGGACCCGATATCGCTGCGACAGCCACAGGTGCCATACATCGTGGTGCGTCACACCGATGCAGGTCAGACAGATGAGAAGTCCATGTGTGGCGGTCGCATCGTGACCACGTCAAGCCATCAAGTGTGGTGCTGGGATACACAGTCCGGCGCTGTCTCGATGGCACGTATCAAAGCGATTGTGGACCGTATCGACGAGCTCCTGAATAAGCAGACAGTCGATTCGACCACGCCGAAGTTTTTCCTGAATCGAGCGAGCACGAGCTCATCGGTAGACGTGAGCCAGGATGGTCGCGTCGACAATGGCATATCACAATTATATGTCGCCACAATAACTCCATAGAGGTATCTTTCACATGGCCCGTCCACTACTCGCTAAAGACGTAGCACTCACGATCACTTTCACCGCAGCTGCACTCACGGGTGACACGACTGCACTTCCTTCGACCAGTGCCACCAGCATCGTCTGTCTGGCGAAGTCGTTCTCGTCGACTGTGTCACAGAACATGGTCAATGCGACTGCGCTTTGCGCTGTCTACGAAGCATCCCTCCCAACGACACAAACCGGAACGGTCAATCTCGAACTGTACATCGACAACACCACTGGACCACTGTTCCAGACCAAAGTCGGATTCGGTTGTGAGATTGATGTAGACTTAGATGGTGCTGCATCGGTTGCCGGCAACGTATTGAAGTTCTTCGGCATGGTAACTGAGGCAGGACTAAGTCTAACGCCAGAGGAGACACAGACCGAAACCGCGACCATCAAACTCGGTGTGAGCGGAATCACTGGTCTGTCAGGATCATAATGAGTTCAATCTTCGACGCCATTCCTAAAACTGAAGGTCGACCGAATCACGTAGTCGACATCGAGCGTTTCATCGGTGCACCAGGCAGTTTCACATTCCGTGAACCGAAGGCAGCCGACCTGTTTCCTCGACCTGAAGTCCAGAAGGCGCTGAAGATCGGATTTCCTGAGTTTCCGGACCAGATGCTCCAGATTCTGATGATCATGGCACGCTGTTATGTCATTCAGCCTGGAGACGGTGAAATCAATCCCTCGCGTCGGTTTGCACAGCTCGCTCGAGACCGCTCGGACATTTACCTCTACGTGGTCGGAGAGTTTGCTAAAGCATTCCCGATTGACATCGAAGCAGCGGTGGACGAAGTCCCAAACGACTAGGCGGGGTGGCGCAGAAGATTCTGTATTGTTCAGTCAGACATCTAAAGCGCCATCCCAGCGAGACCGACTTGAGCCTGGACGAGTTCGCCGAAGTCGCGTGGGCTGGCGAAGTCTGGGAGAATCAAATCGTTGAGATCGTCAAGGCCGTGATGTCGGTGCTGGCGAAAAGGACATTCTAATGGCGCTCGGCATCTTCGATATTGTTTTCAAGGTTACAGGTGCCGGAGATGCCGTTCAGGCACTTCGGAACATCAAGTCTGAAGCAAAGCAAACCGCCGATACATTCGAGCAGACGAAACAATCATCTGATGCTCTCGGCAAGCAGTTTCAAGGTCTTCTGGCTGGAGCCGCCATCGCTGGCTTCGCAAAGTCTGCACTCGATGCAGCTGTGAACTACGACTCACTCCAGCGTGCTCTCGCCACGACTGTCGGTTCCACATCCGAACTAACGGCTGAGATGGACCGCCTTCGGAAGATTGCACTCCTTCCAGGCATCAATCTCGAGCAGACAGTCAAGGGATTCATCCGTCTGAGATCCGCGAAGTTTGACGCGAACACAGCTGAGAAGGCACTCGCAGGTGTGGCGAACGCTGTGGCTTCTGTCGGTGCATCTGCCGATACAGTCGAGCGTGTCATCACTGCAATGAGCCAGCTCGCGAATGGAACGCAGGTCAACCAGGAAGAACTGAATCAACTTCGCGAAGCACTGCCATCGTTTGGAAAAGCGATGGAGGCGGCATTCGGAACACAGTCCGCAGAAAAGATTCGAGCTATGGGCATCAGCGGTGCAGATGCAGCCAGGCGAATCGCCGATGCGTTCAATGCCATGCCGAAGGCATCTGCAGGTCTACAGACGGCTGTGGACAACGTAGCAGACACATACAACCAGTTACAGGTCGCAGTCGGAAACGTGATGGCTTCGATGATTGTGGCATTTGGTCCTGCTGTAACTTCAGCACTGGAAACTACAACACGGCTGATTCAAGAAATGACCAAAGCAGGAACAGCGGCGAATGCTATGTTCAAAGCATTAATCGGCATCGGTCTCGCCGCCTTCATTGTTGATGTTTCTGTAAAGTTTGGAATGTTTGTCAAAGCGATTTATGCAACAGTGACAGCGCTTCGTGCTTTGACTATTGCTGAAGTGGTCGCGAAGGCAGCTGCAAACCCGGCAGCGGCGGCGGCATCGATTGCCGGAATCGTAGCGGCGACTGGTCTCACCATTGGTGCATTTGCTGTAATGGATAAGATGTTCAAAGCACCAGGTGTTCCACAGGTACAAGCTACTGGTAACACGGCTGGTGCTCCGCTTGCACCGATGCCAAAAATGTCTGGCGGTTTACAGATGCCTCCGCAGGATTCAGACACTAAAAACATAAGTCCAGGACGTGGTTTAGCGCAGACCATGATCGATATTGCTAACTATGCAGTAAGAATGCAATCGGCATTCGTGGATATGGCGAAGTCGATGGAAGGACATCTGTTCGAGATCGCAAAGAATACAGGCTCGACCAGGGATCTGCTCGACCTTCGGAAACAGACATTCGGAGGTGGACGTCTAGGCGCCATCGGTGTCACTGCTGCGGAGATACAGTCGGCAGGTAATAACGCCACGAATCAGGGTGGAGTCGGAATCATTCCACAGACGCTCATTCCTGCTTCGACCGACCTTGAACGCTCGATGCGGAAGATGATGAATCAGTATAGTCGACAGCAACTGATCACCGAAATGAGGCGAATCTAATGGCGACAAACTGGCCACTGCTGGTCGAAGTCGATTGTCCTGAACCACGTCCTGACAAAGGACGCGTGTGTGTCGGTGCTGACGGAACTTCATGGGACCGACAGTTCTCGACTGGATGGTTTGACAGTGTGACCATGACAGCCATGCCGGCGCCTCTACCTGTAACCGAAGGATGGTCATCTAACTACGCAGGACTATATGCGCGTGTCCCTAGGAGCGCGTACACGCTCACTACAGGCAGTGTATGGAAGCAGATGGAGGTCAATGCCGCTGGCGATTATTACCTCACTGCAACGACGCTCGGAACAGCAAACTCAGAATGGGTTCGCACCACTGCATCCTATGGTGTGAATCAAGGCTGGTACATTTCCGCCTATGTTCCGAACTGGGTCGATGCTAGTCCACTGCCTATCCTGCGCGTGCAGTGGGGATACGGCGGAGCGAATACGATTGAACTGGTGTTCCGCGCAAATGGCAGCTGCATTGTTTACAAGAACGGTATTCAAAAAGGTGTATACGACCAGTCTGATTCAAACAAAACGCCAGGAAGAGCCGTCACAAGCGCCAGTGCTGTAGGGCAGCGAAACATCGCGCTGATGATGATTCCGTTCAAGCGTCGCGAGCTTCTGGTGACATCGACATTCGGTGCCAATTTCAGCCACATGTTCGAGGACCTGCTCGACACGCCTGGACAAACTATCGTTCCATCCGGAAGTTTTGCATGGCGTGTGCCATATGGTCGACCGACTGTGCAGATCGCACCGATTGCATTCGAAGAGACTGGTGTGTTTTACTCGAAGCCAATCAAACTTCGATATGCTCCTCCGGTTGGTGCGACCTTCGTCGGAACTGTCTGGTCTGACGTGGCTGGAACTGCAACGGGAACGATCACCGAAGCAGTCAGCGTCGTAACGTCGGCAGGTGGTGCATATACTCCGGATGGTCTTATCGACACGATTCGTTTGAAACTTACGGTGACAACACCATCGCCATATACGAAGACATCTGGTGTGGCTGCAGCCATGGCAACATACACGCCAGCTGCGACATCGACAGCAGATGCGCCAGTCGACATCACTGAGTACATTGATGACCTTACATTGTCGGTCGACGAGACATCGAGGACAACGCTTCGCATGACGGCGAGGCGTGCCGCTCTCGAGACCGCTGGTGTGCAACAGCCACAGATCACAAGCGACCGACCGATACGCGTGGCAATATCCAACAGCGCGACGCCTACACCGACATACATCGACATCTTCCGAGGAACGCTCGCGCCTCCGCAGATTCAGTATGAACAAGCGGACCTGTCGCTGAACTTCTCAAAACTGCAGTTTGAAGGACAGGACCGCTCACGCGACTTCGAGCTGTACATGTTCCAGGACGGAATCCTCTACGATGGATATACCGCTGAGGATGCTATTGGAGACATGATGACGCTGGTTGGATATCCTCCAGCGACTTACCTCGAATACAACGACATAACAGGAATCAATATCTCGCGAAGTCCGGATATCGCTCGAGGATATTCCTCGTTTGTTCCACAACGTGGTGACAGTGTTGCATCGATGCTGAATAGGCTAAAAACCGATTATGCAGCGACATTCATTACTGGATGGTCACCGACAACAACAGGCTACAAATACCAGTGGGCGAATCCGAATGACCTGTCATTCGATAGTATGATGACTCTGTACCAGAGCGTGAGTGCAGCTGCTGCCGCTGGTGTAAGCGCGGCGCTTCAAAACAAGCGTGTGATCCGCAAGATGACATCACACTATGAGACGCCAGAGTGTAACCAGATTACGGTGATTGGTCAGGACCCGCGAAACGGTGACCTGATTTATTCATACAATACTGATACAGCGAGTCAAACAGCGAGCACACTACCAGCTGACAGACCGTACAACTGGCGTGGTCGACCTGTTCCTTATATCCTCGCGGACCCGAGTATCACGAACGCCGATGTTGCGTACCAGGCACGCGTATCTCTACAGGACCGTCTGATTACTGGTCGAATCCTAATCGAGTGGGAGAGCGACTTCCTCGTGTTGTCATCGAACAACCGACCGCTATGGGTTCGCGACATCGTCACAATTATGAATCCTGATGGCGTGACGATCAAGGGTTTGTATAGAATCATCGCGATTCCGAGCATCGAGTTCGTGGTCGAGAATGGCACGGTTCAGTTCCGGAAGGCTGTCTACCGTGGTCTGTATCTTTTTGGTGCTGAATAATGGCATACATCGATGGCACACGTACATCGACGCTCACGATGTCGCACACGCAGGACGTGCAGATTCGTATATGGAATCCATTTGCCGTCATACCACCCGATCAGGATTGGCAATACAAAGCAACAAACTTCACATTCAGTGGTCATCTCGGATTCTCCGCATCGCTGACTATCGCGACGAACGTGGTCGCTCCATCACCTGGTGCAGCATGGACATGGCAACTCCGCGCAAACATTACGGTAAACAATGGACACGGCTCGACTAACACGTCGTATACCGTACTGGCTTCCGGAAGCGAAACAGGCGCCACGACTTACCGCGATGTGTCTGCGACATGTGCTGGAGACTTTTCCGCATCTGTCTCGACCGACAAACTCTGGGACATAACGCAGACCGCGTATTCATCGACATCTGCTCCGACGGTGTTTCCTCCGAATACTTCATACCGCTGGTATGAGATGACTACGTCAGGAGCAATAGCCGCCTGTTCATTGTCTGCTGGTGGCTCAACTGTCAGTGTTAGTGCAGCTGCATCAAGCAGACAAACAGCAAACTACACCGCGACCTTGTCGGCAGATGGAGCAAGTATCGGTCCGAGTACACACGACTTCGCAGTATCACTGGTCAAGGTCAATGGCGTCGCTGTGCATAACATCACACACGCGCATACCTGGTACAACCAAAGCGCCACGGAATGGACGATGCATCTCGAAGGTGGCGTGGATGCCTTCGGTGTTTACACTGGTGCAGATGGCACCATCAGCACATCATCATGTCTTGACAGAAACGTGTCTGTCATTGGTCGCACTCGAGCATGGTCGGCATCGTATCCGGATTCTCTCAGCGTAGTCGTGACAGGCTTCGATGGTTCGTCCAGGACAATCAGCGGAACAGGCTCGATGTCAGGGTCGGACACCTTCGTGGACTACTCGACGACCACTGTGCTTGTGGATCCGGACAATGGGTCGAACACATTGACAACGTCACTGGATGATGTTCCGGCAAGTATCTCATGCGCCATCACTTCGGCATCACTTACAGCTGTCGGTGAGGCATCAACAGAGACAAGGTGCATGTTCCGGGGATTCCGCTTCAATGGATGGTCACTCGCTTATGCGACGACACGAAGCATCGCAGGAACAGGCAACGACAGACTGTTCGCTCCCTGGGAAGGAATGTCCGGATATCGATATCTTGACATTCAAATCAAGGCACAAAGCGGAACGAATGTGGCTGGCACATTCGAGATCACAGACTTTCACGGAAACACCAAGACGTGGAACATCACAGCTGCGACCACGTCATATGCTGTCGTGACCATCGACCTGTGCAGTCCGGATTCGTGGTCTGTGTCTGCGCTTCCACTCACCGATGGGAAGGATAATCCTTACCCGCGCAAGAATACCGCCAGCGCGTCCTACGCTGGCTCAGAGAGCGTCGATTCGGCTTACTGGGGTGTTACGTCATGCCAGCGCCTTCGCATCGCCACGGGGGCGATTGACCTCGGCACCACGACGCTGAAGCAGGACACGACGAACGGCTTCACAAACAGTCACTATGTTCCGAGTGGTCTGGGTTACGAGCACGAACGCATCACTCCGGCCATCGTCGCCGAAGCAGGCACGACAACGTACTATTATTCTCGCCGCTTCTGGCAACAGAAGAACGATGGTCGCGACGAAGAAGAGTCGGACTACTGGTGGCAGAAGACTGTCGGCGGTGCGACAGGTGTCACAACATACAGTGTCACGCCGCTCTCGATCAGCGACCTCGCTGGACAGGTCAATGCATCCGATGACAGCATTGTTCGACATCCCGGCTGGACTGCTACGAACAGTGTGGCGTACCCGGGCAGTGGTACCTGTAGCGTGTCACAGCCGCCACTGAGGAACTGTTTCTTGAATGGTGGCACAGGAATCTCTACATGGCTGTATGGCGGTGGAATCCTCGCAACACCGAACGCGACATCCGGAACTGACTTCGCCTATGGCTTCGAGATTGCTGCCGGATCAGTGACAGCACAGACATTGTTCGACTCCATCAATGGCGATTTTATTCCTGACCTGTTTGATCCGTTCGATGTCAATGGCGGAACGGACAGTGCGCTGTACCTGCCATTCGGCGCCATCCTTCGCGGTCCAGCGCACGGCATAGTTTTCGACAATGCTGGAGACCCGGCGACTACTGGAACCGTGACGCTTCAACTCTCAAGCGACAGTTCGTCCAGGGGAACAGATTCGACGTTCGATGCGATTGGAAACTATCAGACAGGCTCACCATTCGGACTTGGCAAAGCGAATCATTCCATCGTCATTGGAGCATCGAGTGTCGGTGTCAATCCGATGTACTCCGCGAAGCGTCAGCGAGCTGTATTTCGCGAGGAAACTCTCGCCGGAAACTGTACCGCTGCGGACGTCTCACCAGCACAGCAGGCGACATATGGTGTTGTCACTGCATCTGGCGGTGTGAAACTGTACCACTCGCGAGCACACAACGGAACAAACTGGGACGAGGTCACGACACCGATCACGAACGCGGAATGTCTCAGCCTGGCGTATCAGAAGCACAGTGGTGCAATGACCTTGATTATCATCGTGGATACGACTAGCGGTGAGGTGAAACGGTACACAACCGACGACGAAGGGAACACAGTCAGCGTGGCAACAACAATCGGTACCGGGGCACACGGAACAGTCTGTGTTTCCCCGAATGGAATGGAATACATCTTTTTCCGCACCAGCTCGTCAAACATTCAGCGAGTGAAGCGTGACCCGATGGGTAACGTCATCACAGCTGCGTCAAACGTCGTGACGGGTAATGTGTCGGATGACGAGATCGCGTGCTACTGGCGGCTCGGAGTCGTGTATCTGATCTATACGCACACGACGAATGGAATCACCATTGTGTCATCGAGCGACGACGCTGAAACATTCTCCTGATTCCAACATGTAAGGATTTCTTACAAGTTGCTCAAAAGGAAACGCCTCCAGGAAGGGGTCGCTGGAGGCGTAAGGATTAGGTTTAGAACCCGGTTGGACGTTAGGAGTATACATCATGGACGAGCGTCGAATAGCACTGTTATCGACTGATCTGGCCGTCGCGAACATCGGAGTCCAGGAAGTCGGAGAGAATCGCGGAAAAGCAGTCGAGGCATATCAGGCATCCTGCAAACCGCCTGTACCGGCTGGCTCTCCATGGTGCGCTGCACACGTCCGATTTCGCCATAAGCAAGCAGCGACACAGCTCGGTATCACATACGACGAGACTTTTCCTCGTTCTGCATATTGTCCAGACTGGTCGAGATGGTTCAAGAACAACGGCCTGTGGTTGCCTGTCCAACACATCCGCGATGGTACGACCACGAAGCGTCCACGGCGTGGAGACCTCGCTCTCTTCTACTTTCCGGCACTCGCACGCATCGCTCACATCGGCATCGTGACACGCGTCGAGGAATGGGGCGTGTATACGGTCGAGGGTAACACATCGCCGGAACCGAGCGATGAACTTTCAGTCGAGCGTGATGGTGATGGTCTGTATGCCAAGAAGCGCGACTGGAGAGAGTTTGGTAAGTTTGGCGGCTTCGGCTTCGTGAACTTCTGATTCTGACAAACCAAAAGACCACCCGAACTCATAGGCTTCGTCCTGCGTGCAGGGGCTATGCGACCCGGTGGTCTTCTGTTTGGCTAGTTGTTTGTTTATTTGGTTACCACTGTGGGAGGCAGTGGCAAAACATCTATACCTCTAACGCCAGACATGCACCACTTTTTCTGTGTGCGCTGGATTCTCCTCGATGCGATAGGAAACGATGCCATCGAGCGCAGGATGAATCATCAAGATTGCACCATCCTGGTGAAGACGCTCCAGAATCTCATGCTCGCTGGCTTTTTGAAGCCACAGGAGTCCTTCAGGCTTCTCCGGTACGCGTTCGATCTCTTTATCTACTGCTGGTTTTCGTGCCATGTAAACCACCTCCACACCAGTATGGTGCTATGACAATGCTTCCATCGTTATCGGCAGATGTTCAAGCATGATGTTTTGTATTGACTGCGCGATGTCGCGATGCTCGACCTGTGTGTCTGCACCGGTTCGCAGCTGCACGTAGTGAATCCACGACCTGATGGTCCCTGACATGTACATCGTAGTCGGAGTGCAAAGTGGCAGGACCATTCGAGCAGTCTCCGCAGCGATACCTTGCGCCATCAGATCGCGATAGACATCGGTCGCGAACTCGATGGCAGAACCGACCAAATACAGCGCGTCCTGCTGTTCTTTGGTCAGTTCCTCGATGGCAGGTAGTGGAAGGCTTGATTGGCGATTGTAGGAGCCAGCAAGGCGCATCTCCGGAACATCGATGTCCTCGACCACGGTGGCGTATCGTTGCGAGAACTCCTGAAACGAAAACGACCGATGTCGAAGAATCTGAGCTGCAATCGCCCTCGTGGTTTTTATCTCGACACACATGCTGGCCATTTCGAATATTGACCAGTGACCGTGGCCGACACAATACCGAAGCAACCTCGTGACATCCGGATTGTCCTGGTTTCCCGGGTTCGAGACTCGAGCGCAATACCCGATGACCTTTTCGGCATCGGGCGTTATCCATACAAGCTTTGTCATTTATTCACTTAGTCCTAACATCCCAGTGAGGAAGCAATTTCTCGTATCTGCTTCTACTTTTCTGCACGAGATTTTCAATAACACTGTGTCGTGACTCATTCCTGGTTGCACATAATACTGCTAACACAAAAGCAGAAACCTTTTGTAAAAGTATTGTGATTAGGATGTAACCCAAAGCACCTATAACGACGCTACCAAAATCTATCTGTGACATGTCGATTGTAATCATTCGACTATCTCCCACACCTGGCGTTGATGCGTTTCTTCCGTGCCTTCGCTTTGCGTACAGCCTTTGATGCTTTGTAAGCTGCGTGGACCATCATGTTGTAATACTTCCGGTGAATCACCATGCGTGGTGGTTCAGGTGAATACGTTGGCAATGCAGCCACCATGGATTGAAAATCTGTGAGTGTCATCCGTTAAGACCATACTTTCCTATTGCCCAGTCTGGTCGTGCAAGTTCGGTTTCAATGTGATTCGTGCGCTCCCATTGCGTCATCGATTCAATATGTTTCCGGGCGTTCCATGTCCACGATGGCAAAACGACACGCTTTTTGAACTCATCCTGCCATTCGTAATTTATGCGGATGTTTGGCTCCAGCCATCGATAAGCAGACGATATCAATCCGGATTCCATCATGGTGATGACCTGATCACCGGTGTACATGCGTGGACTTTGCGGTGGAATGTCTTTCTCGTGCAGCTGCTCCACGAATCTTTTGAGTGCAAACGCATCCTCATGCAGTTCCATCAAACTGCACGTCGTGACAGTGGTGTTCATCCAGTCAATATGGAATAGACCTTTGACATTGAACAGGTGTGTCAGTCTATGCATGTAATCCTTGTATCCACCGATGAAAATCTCCGATGGATGCATTTCAGCTTTTATAGACACTCCACCCTCAAACTCGATGTTCATCGTTTGATATGGGATGTCTTTGTAGACATGACTACTTGGTTTGATGGTTGTGGTCTTATAACGTCGAATGTCATTCGCATCGTAGAAAAGCTCCTCCCCGACACGCTTCAGCGCATCGAGGAGAGTGCCTTCTACATCGACCATGACACGGCCATTGCTCAGGAGCCATTGCCACTCATCGTCAATATAAGGTCTCATGCGTTCGGGTCCTCTTCACCAATCACAAAGTGTGAACCATTGTGATAACCAGGTATCGGTTTCGCCTGTGGTGCAAGCTTGCGAAGCGTCGTGGTCTGTGGCGGTCCTGGCTTGATTTGTGGCCGTGCTTGTGGCTGTTGGCCTATCGATCCATTGCCATCGTCATCCTCGTCAGATGCGAGCGATAGAAGCGCACTCAGGCTGTAGCGTCGACCGTACGAGAGTGCGCTGCCGAATCCGTGGCTAGTCTGTTGCATCACAGGAACCTGCACGACACCAGCAATCCATTCACCTGAGCTGTGGATGACACGACTCTCGACAGTGATGCTGGTCGAATGCTCGCCATCGATGGTGTCGAGCACCGACTGAACGACGAACAGACCATGCTTCGCCATCACAGGTCGTACGACCTCCATGATGGCATCGAGCGACGTGTACTTACTGCGAAACGCAGGATTCGTGGAATCCTTCACGATTGGCTTGATTTCCGCCTGTGCCTTCACAAGCGCCGGCGCGATTGCACCGATTGTCTCCGACATTGTCATTGTCCTAATCCTCCCAAATACAATCCTGCCCTACTTAAGGCATTTCTAAACGCACTCGTCCAGTTGACGTTCCGCCTATCGATGATGGCTCCTGCCTGTGAATAAGACCGCCAAATAGACACATCATTGACTACGTGTTTTATTGCTTGTGCAATTGCTGGCCATTCGTCCTGGCGTGTTTCGTATGCATGGCGAAGGCAGTCAAGCACATGTGCAAGTGCTTCGTATTTCGTGGTGCGAATCGAGCGTGCCCATGCGATCTGTTTCTCGCTCCCGGTCAGCACGACAGGCATCGGCTCGAGCATCTTCTCGATGAGGTACCACTCATGCTCCATCGCTCGTTTGCTCTGACATGCGCCGCAGATGTCAAGCGTCGATGCCATCATTGACATTTTGTAACGCAGGTCAGCCTGCGAATATCCGACCATGATGAAGTCAGTGTGTCCACACTTCCACTTCAGGTCGATTCGTTCCTGATTCATTGTCCTAATCCTTTTCGATGTGGTGTCCAACCACACAAATATCCTAGCACGGGTTGACACATTATGTCAACGTGTGGAATATTGAGGTCATGATTTACGGACATACACAAGTGGAAATCGCCGAGAAGCTCGGCATCCACAAATCAGCCGTCTGTCGGATGCTCTCCGGCGGTCATGCTGTACGACAGTCGACCATCAAGCGCATCGCTGATGCTATCGGTCGAACCGAGTACGAAGTCGCTCAGTGGATCCTGTGCAAACGCATGGGACAAACACTCCCCGAATAACAACAATAAAGGAATAGGTAACTCAATGGACATCAAACTTTCATGCATCGAATGCAATCGCCCGAACGCGGTGCCTTATGGTCGTGATCATCGCATCTGTGAGATCTGCTCACAGCGTCAGCTCAAGCGTGAGCGCCGCCAGCGCACACAGCGACGCATCCAGACACTCGGAGGATTCGTCCTGGTCGTGATGTTTACGTGGATGGCGTGTGCTATGGCTCACAGCTGGGACACTCCGAACAGTGCAGACCACCGCGCACATCAGGCGATGTCAGCCCGTGACTAAGCGCATCGACACATGGAGCCAGTATCGGTCAAGTAGACTGGCAAGCGGTCAAGATCTCCTCCTTCCACAGGAGGAGTTTTTTCTAGGTCGCATGGTGCACACAGGAACCGAACGAGATATCAAGCGTGCGACCGATGAGCTGATGAAGCACAACGTCCGACTAATATCCATCATCGCGAAGCGCTTCAAGGGTCGTGGCTGCACTCACGAAGACATGATGTCGGATGGAATGCTCGGACTACATCATGCCATCCAGCGCTACGACCCGAACAAGGGATATCGTTTCTCGACATATGCCACGAACTGGATTCGCCAGGCAATCGGTCGCGGAGTCGAGAATCGTGGTCGTGAGATCCGACTGCCATCGCACGTCATCGCGAAGATTACGCACATCCGAATCTCGCGCCAGGCGTACATTCTGAAGCACGGTGAATCGCCATCGATGCCGGAACTGCTCGAATGGATACAGTCGCGCATCGATGAGTTTCCGAAGTATCTTCGCCATCAGCTCAAAACGCTCGATGTCCAGTATCTGTCCGACATCATCTCGATGGAACGTGTCGACATCAAGTCGCTCGATGAACCGAACATTTACGGTCAATCATTCTCCGATTACGTGGCTACAGGAACGCCTGCGCCTGGTGATGCTCTGGACCGAGATGCACTGTACGTGCAGCTGTACAAACTGATGGATCACCTAACGGACCGCGAGATGGCGTGCATCCGCCTTCGTTTCGGATTCGACGAACTGGTCGAAGGACGCTCGCTTGAAGACGTCGGTCTGCTGGTCGGTTATTCTCGAGAACGCATCAGACAGATACAGTCGAGAGCACTCGACAAACTTCGTCACTTACCGGAGGCAGGAGTGCTTCTCGAGACTTTGGAAGGGATTGACCTATGACAGAATCAGAACATCAAATCGCGTACTTCAACTGGTGCCGCGTAATGGGCGGAAGACATCCACGCCTTGACACAATATTCGCCATTCCAAACGGTGGATATCGAAGCAAAGCGACTGCGGGTCGGCTGAAGTCGGAAGGACTGAAGTCTGGCGTCTGGGACATCTTTATACCAGTCCAGATGGGACAGCACTGCGGAATGTGGATCGAGATGAAGGCAGGGAAAAACAAACTCACGCCAGGACAAATCGCCTTCCGTGAGTCTGTTGGTGATGCTTACCTGTGGGCAGTTGCTTATGGCTGGGAGGAAGCAGTCGATGCGACCTGTCGCTATCTAGGCATCAGTAGCGGAATGAGCTGACAGATGCTCATTGATTTCATCAGCCATCTCGATGCTGTGGAGTTCACAGACTAGGTACCAGATGGCTTTTTGTAGGTCATCGGACTTTTCTTCGCCGAGTTTTGAACCAGCGCGGAGAAGGTATTTGAGAGCATTGCCACGCTTGAAGTCAAGACCATAGGCGTCAATGATCTCGATTGGCTGAATCGGTTGTTTGCGGTAATGTGTCGGAACCTGCTTGGACATGCAGGGATTGTAAGGGGTAAAAATGAATCGTGTATCACAGGCCGTGACATTTTTGTCATGGCTGTTCGAGCCATATCCTGATGGCTTCGTCGAGATTCGATGCCTGAATCAAGGACGAAATCAAATGCGTTTCTACGAGCTGCCACGGACAGTCGACGACTGGACTGGTATCGCCGAAGCGTGTGTGCAGTGGAGTGACGAAGGAAATGATGTATACGTCGGCGTGCTTCCACGCTGGCGCAAAGGAGGACGGGACAATGATGTCCATACTGCTGGTGTACTTTGGTGTGACATCGATGACCTTACTGGTCTGGATGAAACTTCAACGCTTGATAAAGTTACAGTCGCGGTACGCTCTGGAAAAGGACTCCACTGCTACAGACGACTCAAAGTGGCTGGCATTGGGACTAAGCCAGCAGAACAGCGCGAGTTCGTGCAGCTGCTTGAACGATGGATGCTCTCACTCAGTTCCGCTGCAGACATCAAGTGCAAGAACCCGTCAAGAATATTACGAGTTCCTGGAACTCTAAATTGGAAAAACCGAGAACTCCCTAAACTCGTCGAACTGGCAAAGTATCCGCCAGAAGCCTCCAGAATCGTCAAAGAGACGCAAACCGCTCATCCATGGGGTGATGAGTGGTCGCGTCTGCTTATCGCCGCAAAAGCGGGAGACCTTCCGAAGCGTGAGCGCGGCAACTGGAATCTTGGCAAGTACAAACATGGCGATTACCTGCTGTATTGCTTCAACCATGCCATCGTTGGCATCGAACAGATGCGAGTCATGGGTATGGTTGCACATGCAGAGGAGTGTCGTAAACTCGTAACCACTGCACTGGACACGCAGGACTTTTCGGAATAGAGGATTAGATGGAAGAACTTTCACTAGACGATCTCCGGCTCATGGTTGCCGGAGACATGGCGACGCACGCTCGCGTCGTAGCTCACGGTGAGCATCACTGGGACAGATTGTTCCAACCGCATCCAGCAAGTGGTGGACCATTCGGCGGACGAAACAATGCTCTGGTCACACTGCTCGGATTCCTTCGGGCAAAGCGATTCACCATTGACCAGGCGAACGTGTTCAGCACATGGTGGTCTGACACTTACTGCGAACCAGCACTCGAGCATGAGACCATCCTCGAGACCACTGGACGCTTCTGGGTCCAATGGGCACAGGGTAATGTTCCGGATGACCTGCCGGGCGGTGAGACCATCGCTCCGTGGGAGGTGTGGGACTGGACTCGAATGGAGACAGAAGAAGCAAAACTCGGAGCGCAGTCCTGGCTCATTCCAAACATCCTGTCGACGGGTGGACTGCATTATTTGTCTAGTCCTCCGGGCAGTGGAAAAACTTGGGTGATGTGCGATCTCATTCGTGCAGCTGTCTTCGGTGACAAATGGCTGAACGAGTTTAACATTCCACAGACGAAGGTTTTGTACATTGACGAAGAGATGGGCGTCCAGAAGGTCCTACAACGCCTCAGGAAGCTCGGAATGCGTTCGGCTGAAGGAATGGGCTACCTGAACCGAGTCGGCATCAGATTCGACAATATGCTCGATGTCGAACGCATCGTGAAACACTGTCAGGCGAACGACATCGGGCTGGTCATGATTGACTCACTGGTGCGCGTGCACGGCCTGGACGAAAATGATAACAGCCAGATGCGTCGACTCTACGACTCGTTTAAGAAACTGCTCGATGCCGGAATCACTGTTTTGATTGCACACCACAATCGCAAGGGTGGAACCGATGGAACAGTTAAACACGAAGGCATGCGAGGCGCTGCGGAGATTGTCGCAGCTGCCGACATGGCGTTTTCGGTCGAGAAACAGTCGAACGGACTCTACCGGATGTACGTCACGAAGGGGCGTCTAATCAGCGATGAGGACGCCATCGATGTGACCTTCGAGATTCGCGACGAAGATGGCTTGACGAAGGTCAGAACGCTCGACGCTGGTGCGCGTTCAGAAGCCATCACACAGGAGATTCGGTCGAAGCTCATTGAACTGATCAGCGACACGCCAGGCATTTCTCAGGCACGTCTGGCGGAGTTATGTGGCGGTCGGAAGTCGGTCGTTTCTGCGACTCTAGCAGACCTCGAAGCGAGTCGAATTGTGATGTTTGACAAGGGTCCACGGAACGCAAAACTGTACCGTCCGACTGGTCTTTTATAGGCGCGCGACCTGTTCCCGCGACCTGTTCCCGACCTGTTCCCCCCTTAAGGATAAGAAAACGGGAACAGGTCAGGAAAATCCCCCCTTTGGAATCCCCCCTGCCAGCATGTTTAGACGCGTGCTGGCTCAGGGATATAAGTCGAAACTGTTCCTGTGTGCCGGACGCTTACGCTGGCACACGGAACAGCATCGACTAAATGTTTGACAGATGGTTTGATGTTTGGTAATGTCAACCGTGACGGTGCTGGGAGAATACTTTTGGATTGGTAACTGGTCCAGCACTGTCATCATCAGAGT